ATGAAGCTATTGAGTATACTCGAGATATCAAATCAGGACTACGGGATGATATTATTTCTATTGAAAAGCAAGCAGACCGCGTAGAAGACCAAGTTCGTGAATCCGAAGAAAAAGTACGAGTAATGATTGATAAAGCAAACGAAAGGTTTGAAAACAAACGTGACTCTTTAAAATCTGATACGGATCGAGACATGAAAGAGCTTGAAGACCGTATAACCAAGAAACTCCAAAGAGCCTTAGACAACCCTTTGGCAGACTAGACCATATAAAAAAAGTTCTTGACAATTTACCTCTATTTGAGTATAATCTAAACCATGACAAAAGAATTAACTACAATCAGTCCAGAAGGTCTCGAAGTTGCGAATAGCTATTTGATGTTTGGCAACATTAAGGGCGTCTGCCAACATCTTCAGGTGTCAGAACCCGAAGTAGTAGAAGTGCTTAATAAACGAGAAGTAAAGCAGTATATAGACACTATATACTTAGATATGGGATACCGGAATAAGAATAACATAGGATCTCTGCTAGACGACATGATAGCCTCTAAGTTAGAAGAAGCACGCGAGTCTGGTGTCTATTCTAGCAAGGATTTAGCAGACCTACTACAGATGGCACATAAAATGCGTATCGACGAGATTAAGGCACAGACCGATCTCGAGAAGGCACAGGGTGGAAGCATAAAGAACCAAACGAATGTACAGATTAATGAAGCTGTTCCATTCGGTCAGGGAAACTATGGCAAGCTAATGGAAAAACTTTTAAATGGGACCGAATAGAGATCAATGGGATAATAGTGATTTGCAACAATTTCGAGAGGTGCTTCCAAAGGTGCACGACCTTGAGGGAGACTTTCATATTCACGAAGTTCAATGCGAAGAACGCTGGAAGACATGCTTCTATAGACTAGAAGAACTTGACCGATCAATGCGAAGAATTGAAAGTCGTATGACTATGATGGGTGGTACGGTAATACTATTTCTAGCAGGCTTAGTAGTTACACTAACTACTATGGGAGTACCTTCATAATGGCTGTTAAAAAGAAAAAGAAAGATTCAAGATTAAAAAGAGCTGGAGTTAGCGGTTATAATAAACCTAAACGCACGCCCGGACACGCAAAGAAGTCCCATATCGTTGTAGCTAAATCTGCGGGTAAAGTGAAAACAATTCGTTTCGGTCAGCAGGGAGCTAAAACGGCAGGGAAGCCCAAGGCCGGCGAATCTGCCGCAATGAAAGCAAAGCGTAAAAGTTTTAAAGCCAGACATGGCAAGAATATAGCTAAAGGCAAAATGTCTGCAGCGTATTGGGCGAATAAAGTCAAATGGTAGATAAAGAATTTCATCCAGCAGACACAAATGGAGATGGTAAAGTATCTGATGCAGAAGAGGCGATGTACCTTGAAGCAAAACGTAAAGAACTAGAAGATGCAGATGCAATGCGAGATGCACAACGTAACATGGCATGGTTCGCTTTAGCTGGAATGCTACTCTATCCTTTCGCAGTAGTACTAGCCAGTCTTGCAGGATTAGATGAAGCTCAGAAAACCTTAGGATCAATGGCACCTACTTACTTCGTATCGGTCGCCGCAATTGTAGCGGCATTTTATGCCAAAGAAGCAGTAGGAGGAAAGAAATAATGGAAATGTTACTTGATTTAGCAATGACCTTCTGGCAGTGGACAGTACTCGCAGTATTAGTACTAGTCGGATTTGTAGTAAATAAGTGTGATAAAGAAGAAGAAGATTTAGTACAGTTTAAGTACCCTGATATGCCTAAGATGCAGCCTGTGCCTATTGCAACAAAAGACAAAGGTTTTTTCAAAGGTATACTTATGTGGTTAATGGGAAGTCGTAAGTGGGTTATATGCGAAGCTTTTCATTATAGCTTAAATGGTGTAGAGTACAAAGTTCCTGCAGGTTTCGAATTTGACGGAGCCTCTGTACCGAAGTTTCTAGCAACTTTCTTATCTCCTGTTGGAGTACTACTTATGGGCGGCTTAGTGCATGACTACGGATATAAGTATGCTACTCTTATGACGAAAGACGGAACTAATATTGGATACAAAGACCAAAAGTATATGGATGGATTGTTTCGTGACATTTGTATTGAAGTAAACGGATTCAAAGTGTTAAACTACCTCGCATACTGGACACTGCGTCTCGCAGGTTTCGTAGCTTGGAACGGTCATAAAAAGAGAGGGACTCAACATGAAATGGATTAAAATGGCAATGAAAGAGCGCACATCTTGGGATGGCGCTATGTTAATAGGCATCTGTGGTTCAGTAATCCTGTTCGGTGGACTCGCAAAAATGATGGCTTGGGTAGGTCTAGGATATGGAATCTGGACTCTAGTAAGGAAAGAATCATGATATACGAAAAACGTGGAAGATGGTGCTGGAGAGGCAAAGACGGAAACTTACGTAAGTTCCCAACTGAAGCAGCCGCAAAAGCAGCACTAGCTCTAGATGCACCTGACTTAAGTGGTGTTGAACTTAACGATAACGGCTATTTTTTAGAGCCTTGTTGTGAGTGTGAAGATTGTGAATGTGACCCATGTGAGTGCGAACTACAATAGAGTGTAAATAAAAATGGCAGTAGAAATAAGCAGGAGAGATATTCTTTCCGACAAAATATACGATTTACAATCTGAGACAAGGTTTCTCAAACTCCCAGTCGATCCCTATTTGGAATTGCTGGGAGTTACCGCTTTACCATCGCAGATAGCAATTATCAATGCGATAAACAACCCTAAGTACCGTTTTGTCTGTGCAGCTGTCTCCCGGCGACAGGGCAAGACGTACATAGCGAACATTATTGGACAGCTTGTGTCTCTAGTACCCGGCTCCAATATTCTTATCATGTCACCCAACTATGCCTTGTCTCAGATTTCTTTTGATCTTCAAAGAAATTTGATTAAGCATTTTGACTTAGAAGTAACGAAAGATAACGCAAAAGATAAAGTCATTGAAATCTCTAATGGATCTACGATCCGTATGGGTTCTGTTAATCAGGTAGACTCTACAGTAGGACGAAGCTATGATCTAATTATCTTTGACGAAGCCGCACTAGCAGATGGAAAGGATGCTTTCAACGTAGCACTACGTCCCACACTAGATAAGGAAAATTCAAAAGCATTATTCATATCTACCCCACGGGGTCGCAACAACTGGTTCTCTGAGTTCTTCTATCGCGGGTTCTCAGATGAGTTTCCAGAGTGGGCATCAATACGAGCTACTTATAAGGATAATCCTCGAATGTCAGAGAGTGACATTACAGAAGCGCGTAAGTCGATGTCCGAAGCCGAGTTTAAGCAAGAGTATGAAGCTGACTTTAATACTTATGAAGGGCAGATATGGAAGTTCAACTTTGAAACACAAGTACAAGATTTATCACAATTCGACACCAGCAAAATGGATGTATTCGCAGGAATGGACGTTGGGTACAAAGACCCCACCGCTTTCTGTGTAGTAGCCTATGACTGGGACACTGAAACGTTCTACTTAGTAGACGAGTATCTAAACGCAGAGAGGACCACTGAACAACATGCAGGCGAGATCCAGAAACTTATTGATCGTTGGGATATTGATTATATTTATATTGATTCAGCTGCTCAACAAACAAGGTTCGATTTCGCGCAGAACTATGGAATCTCAACTATTAACGCGAAGAAGTCTGTCCTCGATGGAATTGGTCATGTCGCCAGTATCATTGACAACGATAAACTTGTTGTTGATCAAGAAGCTAAAGAATCACTCATCTGTGTAGACTCCTATCAATGGGATCCAAACCCAAACTTAGCAAGGGAAAAGCCGAGACATAACATGGCTTCGCACATGGCAGATGCAATTCGGTACGCATTATATTCGTTCATAACCTCGAATATAACCTTCTGATGATACCTGTGCAAAAATAGTTATTGACAAGACACCCTAAAGCCGATATAATTCTTCTAATGAAAAATCAGGAACCCGAAAGCAAATGCCTAAGCTAAAACGTGATGTTGTAAAGTATGTACGAGATAAGGCAAAGTCTAGGTATAAGAAAGGTTCCTCGTGCGAGATTTGTAGTGAGACTGAACAGCTTGACTTTCACCACTACTATAGTTTAACGCCCCTGCTCAACCAGTGGCTTGCAAAGAATAAACACAACCCTGAGTATATTCAATCGCTTCGGGATGACTTTATAGAAGAACACTCTGCCGAGCTTTACGATGATACTGTGACTCTGTGTCATACACATCATTTAAAGTTGCATTCAATTTATGGTAAAGATCCTGCGCTAGGGACTGCGAAGAAACAAATGCGTTGGGTAGAGATTCAAAGAGAAAAACATGGCTTGGTATAACAATATCTTAGGAAGAACCGAAAAGCTGAATCCGGCTCAATTTCATGACGTCGCTACTAAAGAAAGCTCACGAGAGCATACCCTTAGTTATGAGCGTGCCTATGAAGAGCTAGAAATTGTAAACCGTGGCGTAAACATGATTGTAGACGACGTGGCTGAGATACCAACTCTTGTTAAGCCTAATACTAATACTAAAGGTGTTATTAAAGGTATCAAACGAGTTAAAGTAGAGACTCTACTTAATAGAGAGCCTAACCCTTATCAAGATATTAACTCTTTTCGTAGAAACCTAATTACAGACTTTCTTATTGACGGCAATATATTTATTTACTATGATGGTGCTCATATGTATCATCTTCCTGCTGATAAAGTAGTAGTTCATGCAGATGAAAAAACTTTTATATCTCACTACTCTTTACTGGATGTAGACTTTACTGTTGATGAGATTATTCATGTTAAAGAAAACTCTTTCCACTCTATTTATCGTGGAGTTCCACGTTTAAGTCCTGCAGCTCGTACAATGAATCTTATGTCATCTATGCGTAAGTTTCAGGATAACTTCTTTAAGAACGGCGCGGTTCCCGGACTTGTACTCAAGTCACCAAACACCCTTTCTGATAAGATTAAAGATCGTATGATTCTAGCTTGGCAACAGCGTTACAGACCTGATGCGGGCGGAAGACGACCACTAATACTAGACGGTGGTATTGAAGTAGATGCTATTTCAAATGTAAGTTTTAAAGATTTGGATTTTCAATCTGCGATTGCAGAAAATGAAAAGATTATTTTAAAGGCGTTAGGAGTCCCTCCAATTCTTTTGGATTCCGGTAACAATGCTAATATTCGCCCGAATTTACGACTCTACTATTTGGAGACTATACTTCCTATCGTTAGAAAAATTAATTTTGCAATGACTCGATTCTATGGTTTTGAGTGTGTTGAAGATATTACCGAGATCCCAGCTCTACAGCCTGAGTTACGGGATGCATCAGCATATTATACTTCCCTCGTAAATGGTGGAATTATTACTGCTGCTGAAGCTCGAGAAAGACTAGGCTTCCCTAAGATAGCGGGCACAGAAGAAATAAGAGTTCCTGCAAACATAGCAGGTTCAGCGGCCAACCCTGATGAGGGTGGTAGACCAGTTGAGGAGACTGAAGATGAATAGTAGTAAAATAAAAAGATTCAAGGCAGTAAAGCTTATAGCAGCTTTCTTTATCAGTGAGAAAAAACTATATACTGAGGAAGCCTATGTTGCACTAGGTCATCGTCAACCTGTTACTGGAGCATCAATTAGATACATCTTTGGAGGATATGCAGGCATGATAACGTGTATTAAACAAAGCGCATTTTGGGACGAGCTTAAAAGAGTTCATGCTAGTAAGCCCGCCCCCGAAGTAAAGCCTGTAGTTACACCTCAGGTTGAAGTACCAAAGCCAGCAGAACCAAAGCCAAAAGCTGCGGTTAAGCCTGCTGTTAAACCAGCAGTTAAAGAGGGTAGCACTAATGAATAAAATCTTTAATCTTACCTCTACCTTTAAAGCTCTCGAGAACGACGATGGATCTGTTATGATTCGGGGCATGGCAAGCACAGCTGACTTTGATCGC